GTTGAAGCTGGAATCTTAAACGCCACGTCTGTTGGCTTTGGTGTCAAAAACTTTGAGAAAAGAAAAGACGCTAATGGTCGACCAAGCCGTGGCATGATCGTTCATAAGGCTGTGTTACGCGAGGTTTCTCTCGTATCGGTGCCAGCGAACGCAAACGCAATAAGGATCGCTAAATCCTTGGACATTAGTAATGATGTAGTTAAAACCTTTGTATCTGTTGACGGAGCCGATTCCGGTATTGATGTCGACGATGATACACCATTACCACTTTCTGTGGCGCTTGAAAAGGCTCAAACACTTCTAGCTGCTGGACACAAACCTAGCATCACACACAATCCTCACTCTGTCTTCGGACAAGTAAAGATTAAAGACAAACAATTACTCGACGCGTTTAATCACGCTAAGAGTGTTTTAAAGAAATAGGAATAAATATGTCTATCGCACAAAAAATCGAAGCCGCTAAGTCCGCTATCGAAGCTAAGAAATCTGAACTCGCTACTTTGGCTCAAGCTGCTGCTGACGGTCAAGACGTTGACGCAGAAACCCTCGAGACTTTAACCAAGTCTATCGAGCAAGACCAAGCTAAAGTTGAGTCTTTGACCAAAGCTGAAGCTGTATTGGTGCAGAAGTCTGCTCCTGCATTTATCCGTAACAAATCTGCCAATGAGTATTCTTTCGAGAAGCAAGCATTGGTTGCTGTTAAAGCTAAAGTTGAAGGCATGAGCCAATTGGCTGCTGCTGAAGCACTGTATGGCCAAGACTCTGGCACATACGCTGTTACTAAAGCTGCTACTCCAGAAGCTCGCACTGATGTTGCTAGCTGGGCCCAAGAACTCGTTCGCGAATCTTATGGCACATTCCTTGAGTTGCTCCGTCCTGCAGCTTTGTTGCCACAGTTGGCTAGCAAAGGCGGCGTAAGCTTGTCTTTCGACAAGAATAATGAAGTTATTATCCCATTCTATGCTGGTTCCACAACCGCATTGGCTGGTGCTTTCATTGGTGAAGGTCAGTCGATTCCTGTCAAGAAAACTTCTTTCGGCAGCAAGACTGTTCGTTCAAGCAAGTTAGGCGTTATCACTGTAGCTAGCTCGGAGATTCTCCGCAAGTCTACTCCAGCTATCGAGCCAATCCTGCGCGACGCTATCATTCGTGATACCGCTGCTCTGTTAGACTCTGTTGCATTCTCTGCAGCTGCTGCGACTCCTTTGAGCCCAGCTGGTCTGTTGAACGGCGTAACACCTATCACTGCTACTGGCGTGACAACTGCTGAAGTTATCGCCGCTTTGAAGCAAGCTATCACAGCTATGACAAACCAGAATCGCACCAGCAAGCCTGTTGCTATTATGACTCCTGCTGTTCACCTCGGTTTGAGCATGACCATGACTGCTACCGGTTCTTTCGTATTCCAAGGCGAGTTGGCTTCTGGCCGCTTGATGGGTATGGACGTATTGGTATCTAACGCTGCTCCTGCTGACAGCATCATGTTAGTTGACGCTGCTGAAGTTTACTTCGGTCTGGGCTCGCCTAACTTCGCAGTTAGCGACACAGCATCGTTGCAGATGGACGACGCTCCATCGACAGGTCCTGCATTGAACGCTTCTATGTTCCAACAGGATATGCTCGCAATCCGCATGATCACAACTACCGGCTGGAATGATATCCGCGGTGGCTCTGTACAGATCGTTGACGGCTTAGGCGGCATTTAATCTGTATTGATTCTTAATTTAACGATTAAGTAAATCTATCTAGCCCATTCTTCGGAGTGGGTTAGAGTAGTTTTATTTATTTCACATACAACAAGGAGTAGTAGATGAGCAAGGGTATCATTCACGATATCGAAGTAGATTATTCACGAGATAGTCTATTTGACGAGTTAGGACTTATTCGACTTAAAGAGAGTTACATGATGGAGTCCGAGTCAAGTCCTCAAGAGCGCTTTGCATTTGTGTCATCTACTTTTGGTAGTAATCCCGATCACGCGCAGCGTTTATACGAATATAGTAGTAAACACTGGTTGTCGTATTCGACACCGATCTTATCTTTTGGACGGAGCAAACGTGGTCTACCGATTTCTTGTTTTCTTAATTACATTGAAGATTCGTCTGAAGGTCTGGTGGATAACCTGTCTGAGACGAATTGGTTATCAATGCTTGGGGGCGGCGTTGGTATCGGTTTCGGCATTCGCTCTGCTGACGACAAGTCTACTGGTGTTATGCCACACCTCAAAATGTATGACGCATCTTCCTTGGCCTTCCGTCAAGGACGAACCCGTAGAGGATCGTATGCAGCATATCTTGACATCTCCCATCCCGATATTATCTCGTTCTTAGAGATGCGCAAGCCAACAGGCGATCAAAACATGCGCACCTTGAATCTTCATCACGGCATTAACATCCCTGACGCCTTCATGGAAATCATTGAGAAGTCGATGCTAGACTCTGATTTTAATGACTCATGGAATTTAATCGATCCTGCTTCTAAAGAGATTCGCGAGACGGTGTCTGCTAAAGATTTATGGCAAAAGATTTTAGAATTACGCATGATGACTGGTGAGCCTTATCTGCACTTTATCGATGCTTCAAATCGTGCACTACCTCAACATTTAAAAGAGTTAGGTCTTAAAGTCCACCAATCCAATTTATGTAGCGAGATTATTCTTCCTACAAACGAAAAGCGGACGGCTGTATGCTGCCTCTCTTCGCTCAACCTTGAGCACTACGATGCTTGGAAAGATAACGCACTCTTTCTAAAAGACGTAGCAGAAATGCTAGATAACGTACTACAATATTTTATTGACAACGCTCCTGATACAATTAAGCGTGCTAAATATTCTGCTAGACGCGAGCGTAGTATTGGTATAGGTGCTTTAGGCTTCCATGCATATCTTCAGCGCAATAACATTCCATGGGAATCTCCTATGGCAATTGGCCGCAACAAGAAAATGTTTGAGTATATTCGCACACAGCTAGACGCCGCTAATCAGCAATTAGGCTCAGAGCGTGGTGAAGCTCCTGACGCACTCGGCACTGGTCAACGCTTTAGTCACTTAATGGCTATTGCACCTAACGCATCTTCATCGATACTTATGGGCAATACGTCTCCTTCAATCGAACCTTACCGCGCGAATGCATATCGCCAAGACACCCTTTCTGGTTCGCACTTTACTCGTAATCGTTGGCTAGATGCCATCATTACCGAACAAGCTAAACATCATAAAGAGGGTTGGAAAGATGAAGTATGGTCTTCGATTATTGCCAATGACGGCTCTGTGCAGCATCTTGATTGGATGTCAGAGTGGGACCGGGATGTGTTTAAAACATCGATGGAGATTGACCAACGTTGGGTGGTCCAGCATGCTAGTGATAGAGCACGATGGATCGACCAAGCCCAGTCTCTCAATGTGTTCTTCAGGCCAGACAGCCACATCAAATACATCCACGCGGTCCACTTCCAAGCTTGGAAGCAAGGACTAAAGACTATGTATTATTGTCGTTCTGATAAGATCGCTAAGGCGGATAAAATCTCCAAGAAGATTGAGCGCGAAGTAATCAAAGAAATTAACCTACATAACCTAACAGAAGGCGGCGAGTGTCTCGCTTGCGAAGGATAACATGACAAAACTAAGACTAATTGATGAGCGCAATTCATTTAAGCCATTTAATTATCCTTGGCAATACGATGTCTGGCTCAAACACGAGCAAGCACACTGGTTGCATAGCGAAGTCCCAATGGCTGAAGATACTAAAGACTGGAAAAAGAAACTAACTCCAGAAGAAAAACAATTCTTGACCAATATCTTTCGCTTCTTTACGCAAGGCGATATCGATGTGGCAGGCGCATATGTTAAAAACTATTTACCATATTTTCCACAGCCTGAAACTCGCATGATGTTGTTAGGCTTTGCTGCACGTGAAGCCTTGCATATTGCCGCTTACTCTCATTTGATTGAAACTCTTGGGTTGCCAGAGTCAACATATAATCAATTCTTAGAGTATAAAGAAATGCGCGATAAGCACGACTATGTTTTAGATATTAGTTCGAAGAATGGCACCATTGCCTCTACTGCCGAACATATTGCCGTATTCTCTGCATTTACCGAAGGCTTACAATTGTTCAGTTCATTTATTATGTTATTGAATTTTGCTCGCCACGGTCTAATGAAAGGTATGGGTCAAATCGTTACTTGGTCGATTGTTGATGAGACAATGCACTCCGAGTCGATGATTAGATTATTTAAAGAATATATCAAAGAGAATCCTGAGATTTGGAATGATGAGCTCAAATCAAAAATCTACTCTATCGCTGAAAAGATGGTAGAGTTAGAGGATAAATTTATCGATCTGTCTTTTGCTGGCGCCGATATGCGCGACCTAACTTCTCACGATGTTAAAGAATACATTCGCTATATCGCGGACCGTAGACTTATCTCGTTAGGAATGAAAGGCATCTTCAAACGTAAAAAGAATCCATTGCCGTGGGTAGAGAATATGATTAATGCTCCTGTGCATGGAAACTTCTTTGAAAATCGTGTTACAGATTACGCTAAAGGCGCTTTATCTGGCACATGGAATGACGTATGGGGTAAGGCTGCATAATGCGTGAAGTTTATGTTGGCAAGACAATCGTTTTACAAAACCAAAAATTTGAGGCAGACGAGTTCTACTTTGTAGAGACTCCTCTTGCCCTCGTAATAGTCTCATCTGGATGCGGAGTTTACGCAGACAGTGAATCCAATTCCAATGAAGGAGAAGAACAATGAATGCAGTTTTAACACTCAAACCAGTTACCGACGCTAAAGGTAACGTATGGCATGCAGGTCAAATCATCGGCCTACCGCCTAAAGTAGCCAAGACTTTTGTAGCATCTGGCGACGCCTTAGATATGGCTGGCACAAACTTTGCCACCGCACCTACACCTGACAATAACGCCGCTGCGGTGAAAGCTCCAGCTGGTGCGGATTTCTCGTTGGCAACTGTAGGCATCAAGACTTTGTCTGGTAATACACCAGTTCCACCAAAGACGCCTAGGCCAGCGCCAGAGCCAACGCCTGAGCCAACTCCAGAGCCAACCCCAGAGCCAACTCCAGAGCCAACACCTGAGCCAACTCCAGAGCCAACACCTGAGCCAACTCCAGAAGAGCCAGCACCAACAGTATAACTATAATCGGAAGGAGGAATCCCCATGGGACTACTCAATAGTATTAAATCGCTCGTCGCTTCCGACAAAGAGAAAACATTGACCGCCGGTGGATGGGATACTATGGAAGGTTTATTTCCTAGGAACTTTACACCTGGCTGGTTTCAACAAGGCTATACGCCTGGTGCCAGTAAAGCCTTTAATCCTGATGTAGCAGCCGCTATCTCGCTTTATAAACGAGCTCTTATGGCTGTGCCAACT